CTTAAGCCCTAATCTCCCCCAGCCCCCTCTTTCAGAGGGCTCAGGATCGATTCGGCCACCTGGGTGGTCTGGTAGGAGGCCGGTGCCGGTTTGAGGGCTCTGGGAAGCTCTGGGGGTATCCGCACCTATTCGTTCCTCCGGACTCACCTGGGTGGCCGGTGCCGATAAAATACATTCTAGCACATTCGGACTACTCAAATCCCCACTGAAGGACAAATAAAGTATGCCTACGACCAAAGTTGGAAGCCTCACACCACAGCAAGAGTTGTATTGCCAAGAGTTTATACGGAATGGCGGGATAAGTATCAGAGCCCTGAACTTTGCCTATCCGCCTAAAAAGCCGCAGGTCAATGCCAAGTCAAGGTCTGCCTATGCGACTCGTATCCTACAGCTTCCTGCCGTGCAGGAACGCATTAAATACCTCCAAGACCAATTGGCCGATAAGGCTGTCAGGGTAAGCCTCCGCTCCGCTGAGGATATTATTGCCTTTGCCGAGAAGATTGCAATGGCCGCTGCTGCCACTGGAAAATATTCCGCCTCGAATAGCTCATTGGCTCTGATTGCTAAAATACTGGGCGTAGCGAAGCCTGAGAAGCTGGATGTCCACCTGTCTGGTGGTCTAGACCAGACCCACCACTATGACCTGTCTGGGGTGAACCTGGAGCAACGTCGGGCTATTCTACAGAGTCTGGTCGATGCCCGTAAACCCAAGGAGCTATCCGATGAAAATAAATCCTAAACTGCTTAAATCCGAAGCATATGGCCAGGAATACATCTTGGACATCCACGAAGTGGACCCTGAAAAGTTTGAAGCTAAGTTCATCAAGACGCTTTTGGCGGACCTCTGTGATGAAATCAAAATGTCGAAAGGGCCTTCATTTGTATGGGGAACTGACTCAGACATAGATGAATTAAAGGATATCAAGGCTGATGGAATTAGTTGTTGCCAGTTCTTGCACTCCAGTTCAATTGTTGGACACTTTCTCGACAAACTACAGCAGGTACACTTGAATATCTTTTCCTGCAACAATTTCTCAACCGAAGATGCCAAAGCCTTTATTCTGAAGCGGCTGGGTGGGAAGATTGCGCAAGAAAAAAGCCTCGTTAGGAAATAATGATCATAGATTCTCGTCAATTAAAATCCACCCTGACTGACTCCACTTTGGACCTGGAATTGGCCAAGCTGGAGCATGAGTTGCTAAGGTCTATCTGCCAGGATAGCTTCGAGGAGTTCGTCCGCTATTTTTGGCCAGTCATTGACCCACGGCCTTTGGTGTTGAATTGGCACATCAGTGCCATCTGCCAACACATGCAAGCCCTCTTTGATGGCACCCTCGGATTTGATAATCTGCTTATAAATGTTCCGCCAGGAAGTGGCAAAAGTTTGATAATGTGTATGTTTGGTTTATGGGTTTGGTCGAAAGACCCCAGCTATGCAATCATCAGTGCAGCAGGTGCGGCGAACGTTGGAAGCCGAGATAGTCTCAAAGCCAGAGGGGTGATTGAGTCTCCAAATCACGAGTATCAGCACCTGTTTGATACCGACTGGAAACTCACCGGAGACCAAAACGAAAAACTCCACTTCAGCAATACAAAAAAAGGATTTAGGCAAGCTGTCACCGCAGGACAGAAAATAACCGGAGCCAGGGCTAACTGTCTGTTGATTGATGACCCTAACGATATTAATGTCAATACTAGGGTTGAGCGAGAGAAAATTATACATTGGTACTCCAACGCTTTCGCCAACCGCACTATCTTGGGTATTCGCACCATCCGGATATTGATTCAGCAGCGAGTCAGTTCTGATGACCTCACCGGTTGGATACAACAGAATGAAGCCGAGCAGTGGTGTCAACTTATAATCCCCCAGGAGTATGACCCTAAACGTAAATGCATAACTCCCATCTGGTCAGACCCACGCTTGGAGGAGGGGCAACTCCTATTCCCACAATTCAGTCCCAAGGCAAAGATAGATATCGAGCGCAAGCGTCTTGGCAGCAGCGGTTATGCTTCCCAGCACCAACAGCTTGCGGTGGATAGCAATGGTGAAATCTTCAAAGTTCAGGATGAGCAGACCGGTTTGCCGTACAAGGCCACCTATTCAAAGGCTCAGTTCGATGAGGCCATACAGAATAAGCGATTCACCAATATTATCATCTCTGTTGACCCTGCGACAAAGGGAAGAGAAACCAATGACCCCTCTGGATTCTTGGTGCTGGGCAAGCATCAGCACCAAGGTTATTGGATTCTGGATAACCGCACTAAACGAACCGGATGGATAGAACTCAAATCCATGATTACAGACTCAGCCGCCCATTGGCAAGCCCTTGGGATGCCGGTTAAAGTCCTGTTTGAAACCAACATAGCTCAAGGTATGGTTCAGGAAATTCGCTCCGAGACCAATTATGTCATCGTTGAGGTCACTAAGTCTCGGGATAAAGTCAGCTATGCTCAGGACTGGTCAGTTGGGTTGTGGGAACAGAGACTCATTCTCATTTCAGATTATGCGACATGGAACCAGAGCTTCCTGGACGAACTGTACGCATTCAAGATGGAGTGCCCCCATGATGACCAAGTGGATGCGATGACTCAGGCGTTAAACTATCTGACGGCTCAGAATGCCAGCCAGGGATATATAGACTACATGTCAGACCTTGCAACAAAGGCAAAGGTTCCTGTACCGGCACAACCTCCGGTCAACTTTAATCCTAGTCGGAACCCAAACTTCAGGTAAACCAAAATATCAGATACGTATATAGACGGAGTTTTTGATGCTGCACTATCAGCCTGAACACAATAATAATAATGGTGGACAGGAGCATTCTCCAATTGACCCAACTGAGCATTTTGAGTGGCGTCATACCTGTGGGGGTCAGATTCCTACGATTGACCAACTGAACAATCTGGAGCAACTCTGCTGCATCCTGGAGGAAATCCGCTCTCTATTTGGTTGCCAACCACTTATCTTAAAATGCTTGGCCAAAGAGGTTAACTACCAGGAGGGCAAAGCGGTGAACTTCCTTATTCCTGGTATGGCTCCAGCCCATACACTACAAATTATTTCGTCCAACAGAATAACTCTTCCTTATTCAGATGCATATCTGGTCACTCAGGATGGATTGACCTCCGTGCATATGACAATCAGCGACTCCGAGGTTCAGAATGGCTAAACCAGAAAAAGAAACACCCATCACACTTGGCGAGTTCAATCAAGTGTCTGGCACAAATAACATGAGTGTGGAGCAGGTAACTCATTTGAGTCCAGCCGCTACGGACGAATTGTTGGGTGTGAATGGTGATGCCTATTTCGGCCCCAACCTGCCCCCCATTCCTATCGGCCCCGCCGATACGAAGGGCAGACAGACTGATTATGACACCGGCATCAACCTGCGTTATCAACCCCGTCAAGGTGAGCGGATTAATTTTCATACCCTACGTGCGGTTGCGGATGGTTACGACCTTCTGCGCCTCGCCCTTGAAACCAAGAAGGACATCCTGGCCGGAACCGAATGGGTAGTCAGACCCGTAGATACGAAGCAGAAACCAGACGCTCGATGCCAGGAGATTCAAGAGTTTCTTCGCTACCCCGACAATGAACATGATTGGGCTACGTGGTTCAGAGCCAGCATCGAGGATTTACTCGTGCTAGATGCGTGGACGGTTTACCCCCGCTACAAAAAGAATGGCAAACTATACAGCCTTGAGCTTCTGGATGGTGCAGATATCAAACCCGTCATTGCTCTGGATGGCCGTAAGCCTCTCGAAGGTCCACAATATCAGCAAGTCATCAAGGGAATGATTGTTGCTAACTTCATGCCTGGGGAGCTATATTATATGCCCCAGAATTGGCGCACTCATAAATTTTATGGGTACAGCAGGGTAGAGCAATTGATACCAACAATTGATATTGCACTTAATCGTATGCTGCATAAGCTATCATATTATACTCACGGGTCGGCTCCGGATAGTGCAATTGAGGCCCCAATCGATTGGACCATGGAACAAATCAAAGAGTTTCAGTCCTGGTGGCATGACTTGCTATCTGGCAACTTGGAGAACCGCCGCGAAGGCATCATGATTCCCAACGGCTGCAAAATTACCAATCTGAAAGAGTTAGCTCTCAAGGATGATTATGATGATTATCTGATTCGTCTGGTTTGCTACTCTCTATCTATTCAGCCCTCCGCCCTTATCAGAGAACAGAACCGTGGTAAGGAGGAGGGGCAGCAGGAAGCTCAGAAAGCCGAGGGAACTAAACCTCTGCTTGATTTCTTCTCTAACAGCTTCACTCGCATGATTTGCCGTGACCTCTTCAAATACCCCGACCTAGAAATTGTGCCACAGGATGAAACCAGCCCCGACCCAATGGAGCAGGCTACCATTTATGATTTGAAAATCAAGAATGGTAGTTGGACTCGTAATGAAGCTCGGGTTGATGAGGGTTTACAGCCACTGCCAGGATTGGACATCCCCCTGATGCCTGCCAACTTTACCTTAGTCGGACCGGATGGACAAGAGCTTGCCCCTCCTGAACCCCCACAGCCCGAAGGTGATAATCCCCCATCAGAAGAGCAGGCTCCGGATAGCAAGCCAACTAAGCCAGAACAGCCTGAAAATCCTGAAGCTGAAACTACTGAGCCTAAGCCAACCGCAAAGTTCAGTAAGGCTGCTAAACCGGCAATCAAGCCCATAAATCGCAATCGCAAGATTCGCAAGCAAACCGCTATGGCCATTCAAACCGCTACGGAAAAGTTTCTAGACGCCCAGGTTCCGTTATTGGCTAAGAAGTTGCAGGCCGTGACTGAGAAGGTTGCTCGGATGGAACTTGGCAAGGTTACACTGGCGGAATTAAAGCAAGCCGTTCAGGATGCAAATATTGATTGGTCTGAGCTTGGTGATGAGTTAGTTCCCCACTTGTTGGATTTGACTGAAGATGGGGTTAACCAAGCCCTACAGCAAATTGGCCACGTTGGAGATAGAGACCTCTCAGGGCTGGGTGATGAAGTTCATAAGTCTGCCGTTGAGTGGGCTAATGAACATGCGGCTGAGTTGGTCACCGAGTTGGATAAATCCACCCGTGATGCCATGCGCGGAAGTCTAGCAGACTCCATTCAGGCCGGTCAATCCGTACAGGAAATCACCAAGCAGTTGCAGGCAGATAATGCATTCAGCAAGAGCAGAGCAGAAATGATTGCCAGGACTGAAACGGCTCGTGCGGATATTGCTGGAAACATGATAGGTTATGCCAAGTCTGGTATGGTTAGTGGGACCGAATGGCTACTCGGACCTGATGCCTGCGAGGATTGTCAGGCCAATGCGGACGCTGGGGTTATTTCGCTGGGTGATGCTTACCCATCTGGGGATACTTGTCCCCCACTACACCCCCGTTGTGTCTGTGATGTCAGTCCAGTAATTTCTGAGGATTCCGAAGTTTCAGAATAACCATCTCTAAAGGAGAGAAAACAAAATGTCAACTAACTTATATATCAAAGCTGGATGTTTTGCCGTCCAACTACCCTATGTGGGTTTGGTCAAAGCCAATTCCTCTGGTATCATCTCAGTCAGTGATTATGACCTTACCGCCGCCATTCATTTGGGCTGCACTCCAATCCTAAATGGTCCGACCGGTTCGGTTGGGGCTACCGGCTCTACGGGTGTGACTGGTGCTTCCGGAGCAACCTCTGGTGTGGTAGGACCGACCGGTCCGACCGGAGCATCAGGTGCAACTTCTGGCGTAGTCGGCCCGACTGGAAAGACCGGAGCTACAGGTCAGACCGGAGCTACTGGCGCAACCGGAGCATAAGATGACAGAGTTCAAGTTTTACGTCCCTATTACCAAGATTGACGAAGAGAAGCGGCTAGTCTATGGTCGTGCCACACAAGAAGTTGTGGATAAGTCCAATGAAATCTTTGACTATGCGAGTTCCAAGCCTTATTTTGAGGCATGGTCGGCTCAGTGTCAGAAGGACTCTGAAGCTCTGGGCTTGCCAACCTCCTATGGAAACATTAGAGCCATGCATGGTAAATCCGTAGCGGGTAAGATTGTTGAGGCCATCACATTTAACGATGAGGAAAAGGCGATTGATATTGTCTCCAAGGTCGTGAATGACAACGAATGGAAAATGGTCCAAGAAGGCTGCTACCTCGGGTATTCCATTGGTGGTGGTTATGTGGATAAGTGGAAAGACGATGAACTTAATGCAACCCGCTTCACTGCCAATCCAAATGAAATTTCGCTCGTAGACTCTCCATGCTGTGGAGCAGCCAAGTTTTTCGATGTAGTAAAATCTAATGGCCTCGTTGAACAACGTGCCTTTAAGGAGCCCAATATGCTAAACAAATACGCCGGACAGGAAATCCA